GCCATGTACAATCTGATACACAGCGAGGGTTTCCCGAAAAAAGTCGTCGGTAGGCGAATTCTGATCCCCGTCAAAGCCTTGGAACGGTGGCTGGAAAATGGCGAGGCGGTCGAACTGGCATAAAAAGAACCGCCCCCGGGCAGGGATGAAAGCCCGGAAGCGGTTCACACGGAAAGGAAATTAGATAACACTGATATTGTATCAGTTGGGAAAGGATTTGTCAAGATGAAACTATCACTGTACGAAATGTCCCAGGAATGGGAAAACGTGTTTGAAATGCTGCTTGACCCGGAAATTCCGGAAGAAGCTGTTTTCGACACTATCGAGATGATCGAGGCGGACATGGATATCAAGGCCGATGGTTACGCCAAGATCATCAAGAGCATGGACGGGGATGCCGCCCAGATTGATGCCGAGATCAAGCGGCTTCAGGAGCGGAAGACCGCTGTCAAGAACCGGCAGGCCGCATTGAAGCAGCGGCTATTCGACACCATGAAGGCCACAGGCCGGACGAATTTCAAGACCGCCCTGTTCTCCTTCAATATCCAGAAAAACGGCGGTGTGAAGCCGGTAGAGCTTCAGGGAGAGGTTCCGGCGGCGTGGCTAAAGCCCGGAGCACCGGATACGGCAAAAATCCGGGAATACCTGGAAGCCGGGAACTCCCTTCCCTTCGCCACTCTGGGCGACCGGGGCGAGAGCTTGAGAATCCGGTAAGGGGGCGGGCTTATGGGAATCCCTGTACTTATTTTGGGTGAATCCGGCAGCGGCAAATCTGCCAGCTTGCGGAACTTTGAGCCTAACGACGTCAGCGTTATCAATGTGGCAGGAAAGCCGCTCCCCTTCCGGAAAAAACTCCCGGTTGGCAATACCGCAGACTACGGAAAGATTATGGCTGCAATCAAGCGAAGCGACAAAAAGGCATTTGTCATTGACGATAGTCAATATCTTATGTGCTTTGAAGCTTTCGCCAAGGCCAAAGAAACCGGATACGGCAAATATACCGACATGGCATTGCATTTTTACAATCTGGTGCAATTCGTCATCACCCAGACCCCGCCGGACGTGATTGTTTATTTTCTCCATCACACAGACCAGGACAGCAACACCGGCAAAACCAGAGCAAAAACCCTGGGCAAAATGCTGGACAACCAGCTAACCCTTGAGGGACTGTTTTCAATCGTCCTGCTGTGCTGGACGGACGGGAAAAAACACGTCTTCGAAACGCAGAGTGATGGAACCACAACGTGTAAGTCTCCGATGGACATGTTCCCGGCTGAAATTGACAATGATCTTAAAGCCGTGGACAATGCCATCCGGGAATATTATGACCTAAATAAGAAAGGAAACGATGACAAATGATTAACAGACCGAACAATTGGGACAATGTGCAGGCTTACAGCGACTTCCAGAAGCTCCCCGTAGGTGCTTATGTGTGCACCATCAAGTGGGCAGCCGTGCAGGCCAGCGATTACGGTACGCAGCTGTGCGTGCTGATCGATATCAACGCCGGTGAATACGCCGGGTACTATCAGGAGGATTACAACCGGAACCAGCGGAAGGACAAGAAATGGAAGGGCGTTCTGCGGCTCTGGCTGCCCAAGGAAGACGGCAGCGACAAGGACGAGTGGACGAAATCGATCCTGAAGGGTTTCGTGACCGCCGTGGAAGAATCCAACCGTGGCTATCGGTGGAACTGGGATGAGAACAGCCTCGCAAAAAAGGAGGTCGGCGTGATCTTCCGGAACGAGGAATGGGAATGGAACGGAAAGTCCGGCTGGTCCGTGCGCCCCTTCCGAGCCATCAGCGTGGACAGTGTGGAAGACGGCTCCTACACATTGCCGAAAGACAAGCCCCTGAAAAACAAGGTTGAGTCTGCCCCTGCCTATCCTGCCCCTGATTACGCCTCCACTGCCACCAGCTTTGGCGGGTATGAGGCTCCGGTATCTTCCGATTTCGCAATGCTGGAAGACGAGGACGCACAATTGCCGTTCTGACCGTAAAAATCAATCTTTTCTGCCAAATATTGACAGTATAGTTTCAATCACCTGGGGCTTTCGCCCCAGGTATGAAAGGGAAAGAAAATGAGACGCAGCAAGTACGGCAACAGAAAAACCGTGGTAGATGGCATTACGTTTGACAGCAAAAAAGAAGCAAACCGTTTCCGAGAGCTTCAGCTTTTGGAACGAGCTGGAAAAATAACGGCTTTGCAGCGGCAGGTGAAATATGTGCTGATTCCGACACAACGTGAATTCTCGAACGAAATCTACAAAAAAGGCGCACATCAGGGGCATTTTAAGCCCGGAAAAGTGCTGGAAAAGGAATGCAGCTACATAGCCGATTTTGCCTATATCCAGGACGGGGTTTACGTCGTGGAGGATACAAAAGGCGTAAGAACGGAAGCATACAAAATCAAGCGGAAACTGATGCTGGAACGCTACGGGATCCAAATTAAGGAAGTTTGATATATGGCGGTCGAATATTTTTGCGCATACCACAGTTATCTCGATTCCATGGAACTTCTCAATGATGGTGAGAGGGGGAGGCTATTCACGGCTTGCCTGGAATACAGCAAGACGGGCGTAGCCCCGCGCCTCACTGGCAACGAGCGGTTCGTGTTCTCAACAATTCGAGGACAAATTGACAGAGATAATGAAAAATATAAGAGCAAATGCAAGAAATTGTCCGAAAATGCGTCTAGCCGCTACAAGCACGATGAATCTGCTAATGGATGCAAAAGCACGGAAGAAATGCAATTGGATGCAAAAGCAGCCAAGGAAAAGGAAAAGGAAAAGGAAAAGGAAAAGGAGAATAGTGTATATGGGGCTTGCGCCCCCACGCACGCCGCAGAGCAGCAAAATGAAGCTTGCAAAAAGCCAAGCCGGTTTAGCCCACCCACGGTGCAGGAGGTGGCGGACTATTGCCGGGAACGTGGAAACCAGGTAGATGCACAGCGTTTTGTCGATTACTACACCGCCAACGGCTGGCGGGTGGGAAAAAACCCGATGAAGGACTGGAAAGCGGCGGTGCGTACCTGGGAAAAGCAGGAAAGTGCTTTCCCTGCCCCCAGATGGGGGAAACCGGATATTCCGAAGGGCGCATCCGGCGAACTGGGAAAGGCAGAGTTAGAAGCAATCCAACGTGTATTGGCGCAAGAATAGCGAAAAACGCAGAAAGGAAATGCGAAATGAGTGAAGGAAAAACGCCTAAGCGAAAATGCAACGGGGCGAATTGTCCAATGCAAGTCGGGTACGTTGTTCCGGAAACTTGCCCAGAGCCGGAGAAATGTCGGTATGCCACGTTCCCTCAGACCAACGCCGACCGCATCCGGAATATGACGGATGAGGAGCTGGTGGACGTTATACACTGCCCATTAGTCGAAGTGGATGGCTGCCACACTGGCAAATCGTGTGCGCTCTGCATTCTGCGTTGGCTCCGCTCCCCGGTGGAGGAAAGCCATGAATGATTTGGAGCAAATGGCCATCGAACGACTGAAAGCCGCCTCTGATATGTCGCTCATGGCATATCAGCAGCCTTTGGTTATCTGCATTTCCGGCGGCAAAGATTCCGGGGTTATCACCGAACTTGCGGTTCGCTCTGGCATACCATGTGAGTTCCAGCACAACCACACCACGGCTGATGCCCCAGAAACGGTGCGGTTTGTCAGAAGTGAGTTCAAGCGGCTAGAGGGAAAAGGATACAAGTGCACCGTGAACATGCCGGTTTACAAGGGAAAGCGGGTGTCCATGTGGAGCCTGATTCCACAAAAGCTGATGCCGCCGACGCGACTAATGCGGTACTGCTGCTCCATCCTGAAAGAACAAGGTGGGGCAAGACGGTTTATTTGCACCGGCGTTCGGTGGGCTGAATCTGCATCCCGGAAAAACAACCGTGGAATCTACGAAAAAATAGGCGCAACCAAGGATAAAAAAATCATTCTTGCCAACGACAATGATGAAAAACGGATGCTTTTTGAAAACTGCCGCCTGAAAGCAAAACGAGTTGTAAACCCCATTATCGACTGGAAAGACGAGGATGTGTACGGTTTTTTGGAGGATGCAAAAGTCCCCATGAATCCGCTTTACGCAGAGGGGCAATGCCGGGTTGGGTGTATCGGATGCCCGCTTGCTAGAAAAAAGGGACGTGAAGCGGAGTTCGCCCGGTGGCCGAAGTACAAGCAACTCTACCTGAACGCCTTTGGACGGATGCTTGAGGCGCGAAAACAACAAAACAAGAAGTTTAGTGAAAGGGTGGATTGGGTCACCGCAGAAGAAGTGTTCCGCTGGTGGATGGAGTACGATGTGCTGCCGGGGCAGACCAGTATGGAAGATTATTTGGAGATGATAGACGAATGAAAGTTTTAATAGCCTGCGAGGAATCGCAAACCGTGTGCAAGGCGTTCCGGGCGCGGGGGCATGAGGCCTATTCCTGCGACATCCAGGAACCGTACGGGGGTGGCCTGCCATGCGAATAGCCCGCGTGTTTCCCACGAAAACCTCCATGTCGCCAACTGACCCGTTGGCATTCTTCGGGGCACCTACACTGGATGCCATAGCAGCAGAGCCGGATGAAGTGCATATAAGCGTGACATTTTCTTGGGACTTGGAGAAAGCGGATGAGCTTTTCTATCAGTGGGGAATGCTGGGTGTTCCTGTTGAAGTCGGTGGCCCCGCCTTCGGAGATCGCATGAGCGAAACATTTACACCGGGGATGTACCTGAAAGAGGGAATGACCATCACAAGTCGTGGCTGCCCGAAGGACTGCTGGTTTTGTGATGTCGGCAAATGTGCCAGAGGCCGGGTGATCGAGCTGCCGGTACAGGATGGGTGGAATATCCTGGACGATAACATCTTGGCAACCAGCGATGATCATTTTCGTGAGGTCACGAAAATGCTGAAACGGCAAAAACACCGTCCTGTGTTTTCGGGAGGGCTGGAACCGGAGTATATGACCCCATGGAAAGCGGAGCAGCTTATGTCTGTGAAACCACAAACGATGTATACAGCCTACGACACCATGGATGACTATGAGCATTTGCGGGAAATGTCCAATATGCTGCATAATGCGGGGCTTAGTTGGAAAAGCCATCAGGTAAAGTGCTATATGCTGTGCGGGTACCAGGAGGACAGCATGGATGCAGCGGAGAAACGAGCCAAACAAATCATGGAGCTGGGATTTCTGCCCTTTGCCATGCTCTACCGGGACGAAACAGGAAGCCGAGACCCAGAGTGGCGTAAATTTCAACGGGAATGGGCAGGCGCCGTGATTGTTGGAAGAAAATACGCTGATTTTTGGGAGAATGAAAACAAGCGATAAGCCCGGGGCAACCCGGGCGGGAAGGAGATAACATGAAACCTTTGTATATTCCGAAAGGAAAAGCCAAGGAATACGGCGATTATGCCGTCAACATCTACACTGGATGTCCCCACAGATGCTACTACTGCTTTGCGCCGAATGTGCTGCACCGTGACCGGGAAGCATTTCACACCAATGTTACACCCCGCCCGGGGCTGGTGGAGGCTTTGAAACAGCAGCTGGAGAAAGAGCGGGTCAAGGGGCAGCTTATCCACCTCTGCTTCACATGCGACCCGTATCCCACGGGCTACGATACTACCACCACCAGGGCGGTTATCGAAACCATCAAAGGGAGTGGGAACCATGTTCAGATTCTTACCAAGGGCGATGGCAGCAGAGATTTTGACTTGCTGGACAAAAACGACTGGTACGGAATCACCTATGACGGCTCCAATATTGGCACCTATGCCCCCTCTGACCGGCTGATTGACCTCTACTCTGCGAAACAGTGTGGCATCAGCACATGGGTTTCCTGTGAGCCGGTGTTGAACCCTCATGGGGTTATAGAAATGCTTTCGGAATGCCACGATATTATCGACAAGGTAAAAATTGGGAAGCTGAACTACCATCCGAGCAATATCGACTGGAAGCAGTTCGGGCAGGATGTGGAACAGCTCTGCCAGCGGCTTGGGCTTGATTACTACATCAAGGATTCCCTGCGGAAAGAAATGGAGGAATTGGAATGAGTGATTGCATAAGCCGGGAGGCGGCCATGGAAATCGTAAAGCGCACAAGTGGCGATTATGCGGCGGCTTTTTCCGAGATACGAAAACTTCCCGCCGCCGATGTGCAGCCGGTGCGGCATGGGCAGTGGTTCCAATGTGATGATGATTGGAACAGCCTTACAACATTTCAATGCTCCGTTTGCGGTGAAGAATATTGTTTTGAGTGCGATGAAGACATTCTGGCTTTGAATTACAAATACTGCCCCAACTGCGGCGCAAAAATGTGTTTGGAGGGAGAAAACAATGACGATTGACCGAGCAATTGAAATTCTGAACCCGGAACACCGGGAGCATTACGAAAGTATAGACCCCGTGATTGAGGCTTGTCGGATGGGAATGGAGGCGTTGGAGCGGACGAGGTTTATTCCGGTCAGCGAGAGGCCACCAAAAAAAGGGGCTGCTATTTAGTCGCTGTAAAGCATTGGTATGACGGAAAACCAGTAGCGAGAGAAGCGTTCTGGAATGGAGCCGACTGGCTTTCTTGCGAGAAAAGGATGGAAATTACGCCACGAGTTACCCACTGGCAGCCGCTTCCAGAATTGCCGAAGGAGGAATGATCGATGAACGAACGCAACCGTAATGGGATTATAGAAAAAGCGTATAGCCAAGGCTGGCTTAGCGGGTTCGATTTTTCCATTCTGATTCAAGGTTTTCTCGTTTCTCCCGGCGGATATGTGATAGATACCGGTAACTGGGAAAATGTCAATGCTGTATGTGCCGTAAGATTGGCGGAGAAAATCCGGAAACATCCGTTAATCTGGAAGCTGTTTTTTCAGATTGCGTAGGAGGAACTGAAAAATGAGCAATGAACTCACCTACATGGACTGCTGGAACTTTATCGCACCGCTGATCCCGGTAAGCACCGACTACACAATGGATATTTACATCATGGTGTTTAATGCACTGAAAGAGGCGGAGAAAAAGCGGATTGCTGAAAAGAAAAAGGGGAGGAAAGCTACACATGACGCGTAAACGCTTTATTAAGCTGCTGATGGGGAAGTTTCTACTGACCCGGAACGAGGCAAACTACATTGCCGATGTCGCAAGAATTTTGAGGATTTGTGATTGGAGGGAGCCATGGGAAAAGGCATGAAACTAGACTATCTCACTCAATGCTCCATAGCCGCCCAGGAGGCCGGGATGAGCTACGGCAAGTACATGGTAATGCACGGATACCACCCGCCGATTAAAAGCGATAGGGAGGACGTGGAAGCCCCACAGGGCACTCCGAAAATATGTCCAAACTGTGGAAAAATGTTTTACGACAGTACGACCAAGCGGAAAGTCTATTGCAGCTTTGATTGCCAGCGGACATTCTGCGACAGACAAGCCGCCCAGCGATACCGGGACAGGAAAGCGGCGGAAAGAGCGGCGGTGAGCAATGGAGGATAAAAAGCGAACCATAAACGGAAAGTGAAAGGAGCTTATGCCATGTCAAGGCCGAAATATCTGTGGCATGATTACGTCAAAAAATCCATAATGTGTAGTTTCGGCTGCGACATGGCGCAAGCCCAGGGAGCGGCGCAGAAAGCCAAATTTGACGAGGCTGTCAAAAATGTATTAGAGAAAACGGAAAGCCAATACAGAGGCAAAGAGCGGCTTGCCATGATAGATTTAGTTTACAGAAAACGGCGGTACAACGTTCCAGGTGCCGCCGTGCAACTGCATATTTCGGAAGGCACGGCACGGGACTGGAACAGGGAATTCGTGTATGCTGTGGCGAAGGAAATGGGGTATCTGTAGAAATGTGTATCAAAGCCAAAAAGAAATGATATTGTTAATCCAGATGGGGGGATTATATGGACGTTATCCAGAAGAAATTAAGCGAAATCGTGCCGTATGCAAAAAACGCAAAGAAGCACGACAAAAAGCAGATTGCCAATGTGGCTGAGAGCATCAAGCAGTACGGTTTTGTGCAGCCGGTTGTCATTGATCGTGACGGCGTGATCGTCATTGGGCATTGCAGAGCGGAAGCCGCAAAGAAGCTAGGCATGAAAACCGTCCCTTGTGTCTGCGTGGACGACCTGACCCCGGAACAGGTAAACGCCCTGCGGCTGGTGGATAACAAGAGCAACGAAAGCGCATGGGATATGGACTTGCTGGCGGAAGATCTGCCGGAGCTGGATTTGTCGGCGTTTGATTTTGACTGGGGGATTGAAAACGAGGATGAGTACGGCACTGATTTTTCCTTGCCGGATGGGAACAAATCGGAAATCTGCCAAATGACATTCACGCTCCATGAACAACAAAAAGAATTGATCGAATATGCCATGACGTGTGTTGAAGATGAAATAACAGAAACGTTTGGCAACGCCAATAAAAACGGGAACGCATTGTATGAGGTGATACGGCAATGGGCAGCGCAAAGGACTTGATTGTAAAAGTTATTCCGAGCAAGGTTGCCGTTCCGTTTGTGAAAACACACCATTACAGCGGAAAGGTTGTAAATAACAGTAATTTGCATTTCGGCGTGTTTTACGAAGGCAGACTTCACGGCGTTATGTCCTTTGGCCCGTCTTTAGATAAGTCTAAAATCCAAGGGCTTGTTGAGGGAACCGGGTGGAACGAATTCATCGAATTGAACCGCATGGCGTTTGACGATATTCTCCCACGCAATAGTGAAAGCCGCGCGATTTCGATTGCAATGAAACTAATCCGCAAAAACGCACCGCAAATCAAATGGGTCATTTCATTTGCGGATGGTTGCCAATGCGGTGACGGAACAATTTACCGTGCAAGCGGGTTTGTTTTGACAGGTTATTCAAGCGGCTCAATGTGGAAACTTCCTGATTACCTCGTGGAAATAAACGGCGGGTCAGTTGCCCACAGAATGAAAGTGCAGAATAAATGCAGCGCATTGTCAAGGTATATTTTAGAGAGGACACATGGGAAAAACCTCACGCTGGAGAAGTGCGTCGAACAGTTCGGCGGGGAAATCCTTGAAGGGAAGATGTTTCGATATATCTATTTTATTGACAAAACATATAGAGACCGGCTTACCGTTCCGATCATTCCGTTTTCCAAAATCGACGAAATGGGCGCTGGAATGTACAAAGGGGAAAAGGTAACGCAAGCAGAAAGGCATCAATAACACGGCAATATGCGGCGGTGGTTTAACGGTAAAACATTCCGCATCCCGCGGAAAGATGGCGGTTCAACTCCGACCTCGCTGCTCCAAAATGCCGTGTCCTGAGCCAAAAGGAGGGAGGGCGCGTATGGCAAGACCAAGAAAGGAAATCAAGCAAAAAGAATTTGAAAATCTTTGTGGAATTCAGTGTACAAAATTGGAAATTTGTGCTTTTTTTGACGTGACTGACAAAACGCTTGAATCATGGTGCAAACGCACATATCATGCGGGTTTCTCCGAAGTTTTTTCGCAAAAGCGTGGAATGGGGAAAATATCACTGCGACGTAAGCAATGGCAGCTTGCAGAAAAGTCCGCATCTATGGCTATTTGGCTGGGCAAGCAGTACCTAGGCCAGCGGGACAATGTGGATGTGACCGTTTCCGATGCAAAGGGCATTGCGCTGGATGAGCTGGAAAAGATGGTGATCGGAGATGACAGCGGAACAAGCGGTGAAACTGCTGACGGAAACGCCGATTAAAATCGGCTGGGCTGTCGGTTTTAAGGATTTGGGGCAGCTGCACAACAAATGGATGGTGGAGATGGTTACCACCAGCGAGGATAAGACGCTGCAAGCGCACCGTGGCAGCTACAAAACCACTTGCGTTTCCATTGCTCTGGCAATCCTAATTGTGCTGCTGCCCAATAAAAAAATAATGTTCATGCGTAAAACGGACAGCGACGTGAAAGAGGTTATCCGGCAGGTGCAGAACATATTACTTGATAGGCATTTGCAAGCGCTGTGCGAGCTGATTCACGGGAAACCGCTGGTTCTTACCACGGCTTCCGCTGTGGAGATCAACACCAATCTTTCCCAGGATGCAAAAGGCACGGTGCAGCTTTATGGATGCGGCATTTCCGGCAGTTTGACCGGCAAGCATTTTGATATCATTTTTACGGATGACATCGTAAACGTGCAGGACAGAATTTCGAAAGCCGAGCGGGATCACACCAAAGTGATTTACCAGGAGTTGCAAAACATCAAAAATCGTGGCGGGCGTATCTACAACACCGGCACACCTTGGCACAAAGAAGATTGCTTTACGCTGATGCCAGAACCGGAACGGTACGACTGCTACAGCACCGGGCTTATTTCCCCTGATACGCTGAAAAAAATCCGGGATAGTATGGTTGCCTCTTTGTTCGCCGCAAACTACGAACTGCGACACATTGCTTCCGATGATGTGATATTCCGTGACCCGGTAACTGGTGCTGATCCTGCCCTTGCGGAACAGGGCATTTGCCATGTGGATGCTGCCTATGGCGGCGAGGACTACACAGCGTTTACTATCTGCAAGAAACGCAATGGGAAATACTATATTTTCGGAAAGATTTGGAGAAAGCACGTTGATGATTGCAAGGATGATATCATCCGGTATCGGAAAATGTTTAACGCTGGTGTTATTTACTGCGAAAACAACGGTGACAAGGGCTATCTGGCAAAGGATTTACGGCGGCGTGGGGAACGGTGTGTGGAGTACCACGAAAACCAGAACAAATTCGAGAAGATTTCCAGCGTGCTAAAGCCTGAGTGGAAAAATGTCGTGTTTGTGGATGGCACCGACAAAGCATACATCAACCAAATTTGCGACTACAACGAGGAAGCAGAACATGATGATGCACCGGATAGCCTGGCCTGCATCGTCAAACGACTGTGGAGCAAAAAAGAAACTACACTTGACCCGGCAGCTGCTGCATTTTTGTAAGCAACTGAAATTTGATACTTTGGAGGGAACGAATGAAGACATATCAGGATTTGCAGGAAGCAATCACGAAGGGAACGCTGGGCGGATTTCTGCGTTCGGCGGTTCGGGAGCATCAGGGAAGCAAGGCCTACAAAGATGCTGTGGATGGCATGGCGTACTACAACAAGCACAATATCACCATTGAAAAGTTCCAGAAATTCCTCTTCACCCTGTCCGGAAACAAAACGCCGGACATTTGGAGCAGTGACTACCGGCTGAAAACGCTGATGTTCCGGCGACTTGTGCTGCAAGAAGTGGGATATATCTGTGCAAACGGCGTAAGCATGGATGGAAAAGAAAAGCTGGGCGCTGATTTCGACAACAAGCTTCAGACGGCGGCAAAACTGGCTCTGGCTCAGGGCGTGGCCTTCGGGTACTGGAATCTTGACCACCTGGAAGTGTTCTCTTTTGCCGACACTCCCGGAAATCCTGGTTTCGTTCCCCTGCTGGATGAAAACACATCGGAGCTGATGGCTGGTATCCGGTACTGGTTCCGGGAGACCGGAAACAAGACGCTTTTCCGGGCAACGCTGTATGAGTTAGATGGTGTAAGCGAGTGGGCGGCGGAAGGCAGCGACGATGCTACCATGATAACGGAGAAGCGGGCATATATCCTGAAAGAGCTAAGGAACGACCTTGGCGTAGTAGATGTCTGCGATGAGAACTACACCCGGCTCCCTATTGCTACGCTTTACGGCAATGACACCCACGAAAGCGAATTGGTGGGTCTGCGTGGCTCCATCGACTGCTATGATTTCATCAAATCTGGCTTTGCAAACCAGATTGACGACACCAGCGGCGTGTACTGGATTTTGAAGAATACCGGAGCCATGGACGACAAGGATCTGGCGCAGTTTGTGCAACGGATGAAGAGCGTCAAAGCCACTATGGTAGACGGCAGCGACGGAACGGCGGCAGAGGCCCACACACTGGACGTGCCGGTGGAAGCACGGAAAACAATGCTGGATATTCTGCGGCGGGACTTGTATGAAGATGCCCAAATGCTTGACGTTGCCGCTCTGGCGGGTGCGGAGAAGACGGCTACCGAGATTTCGGCGGCATATCAGCCACAGGATAACAAATGCGCAGATTTCGAGTATTTCCTGATTGATTTTATCCGGCAGGTTTGTTCCGTGGCGGGAATCGACAATCCGGAACCGGCGTTCACCTGGAACAAGGTCATTAACCAGGCGGAGGAAACAAGCATGATCCTCTCCGCTGCGGAATATCTGGACGATGAAACAGTGCTGAACAAACTGCCGTGGATTCTGCCGGAGGAAGTGCCGGAGATTCTGAAACGGCGGGACGAGGCAGATTTGAAGCGTATGGGCGCAATGCAGAATCAAGTTACCCAGAATCAGCAACAGGAAAACCAGCAGGAACAGCAGCAGCCGGAGGGTTAACCTATGGCCGATTATGGGCACAAGGAGACCGACAAGCGATTAGCGGTGATGGAAAAGCGAATTGCAAAGGTCTATGCTGATACTCTGGCAGAAGCCCAAGACAAGCTTTCCGCTGTGCTGGCAGAATTCCGGGAGCTTGACGAAAAGAAAGCGCAGGCCGTTGTGGATGGGAAACTGTCAAAAAAAGCATACACAGCGTGGCGGAAAGAGCTGATAGGCAAAGAAAAGCATCTTCGGGATATGATCGATGTGCTGACCGAGGATTTCACCAACGCCGACAAAATCGCAATGAAAATTGTGAACGGCGAAGCAAAAGACGTTTATGCTCTGAACGCCAACTTTGCGGCATACGACATAGAGAAGAAAGCAAACGTCAATTTGTCATGGACGCTATACGACCATAGCACGGTGGAACGCCTGATCCGGGAAGAGCCGAACCTGCTTCCCCTCCCGTCCGTAGACGTGCCTGTTGATAAGCGGTGGAACCAAAAGCATATCACGGCAGCTATCAACAGGGGCATTCTGCTGGGCGACCCCATCCAGGACATTGCCAAGCGGCTTGTGACTGTGGCAAGCATGGATTTGAACGCCGCTGTCCGTTCTGCCCGGACGGCAACCACGGCGGCGGAATGTGCCGGGAGAATCGACACATACAAGTATGCGCAGTCCATTGGCATTGAGATGCAGCAGGAATGGGTTGCCACCCTGGATGATCGCACCCGCCACGAGCACCGGATACTCGATGGCCAGCGGGTAGACATTGGCGAGGCGTTCGAGGTGGATGGGGCATCGATACGATACCCCGGAGACCCACAAGCACCGGGGTATCTGATTTACAATTGCCGGTGCACGGTTATCGGGGCAATCAAGGGGCTTGAAGATGACGATTCTGACGACCACCGAAAACATATGATTGGGACAACATATGAGGAGTGGAAGGCCGGAAAAGAGCAAGAAAGTGTTGAAAAATCCGGGAAAAGTGGTATAATAGCATCAGATAAGAGTGATTCTGTCAGTGCAAGAAATACCGCTGTTGGAAAGCCTAAATTTGTAAATGCCGGTGCTCCATTGAGTAAAAAGCAAAATAATTTGCTTAACCGTTTGCAAAATGACGGGGATTTGATAACCGTCAACAAGCGGGATTGCGGTCTAAAAGATATTGCTGCCCTGTCCGCACATGAGGGCGTGGAGTTTGCATTGCTTACCCGGAAGGGAGAACGAATGGTGTTCCGAGGAAATGACCACCATGTAAATTCTCTGAATGGCCTGACTGTCCCGCAATACCGAGATGCAGGATGGAAATGGAGCGGGCATACGCACGTTTATGGAGGTACGATTCCTTCCGACGGAGACTTAAAGATATTAAAATTGTTTAATCAAAATCAGTCTGCTATTTATGATTATCGTGGGGAAAGGGGAATGGTATTTAACGATGAAGCAAAGATGGATTAAGATTAGCCGGGCAAGAGAGTTTTTACATGAATACTGCGTTGCAAATGGAGCCGATTTTGAAAACGCACGGAAGCAAATACACGGAATAGGTGATAATGGTGTCATCTTGTGCGTTTCCAACCCAGATGCCCCAGAACCTGACGGTCTGGCAAATGATATTGAAACGCTGATGCTTCCTACACTCTGGATTAAAGAAGATGAAAATGGGAATCTGTATGCTGTGGAGACAGAATACACAAGGAAATACCTTTACGGAAAGGAATAACCGATGGCAAAACGAATTCAAAAATCCTCCGGCAGCGGTGACTTTCGTGTGACAATTGATTCTCTCAATCTGACAGATGACGTTACCAGGGAATTGCGGCTGGCTATGCACAGGGCGTTGGTCACAATCGGCCTTGTGGCGGAGGGCTACGCGAAACGGCTTTGCCCCGTGAGAACCGGCAGGCTGAAAAACAGCATCACCTTTTACACCGACGATGACACGGTAACAATCGGAACGAATGTGGAATATTCCCAGTGCGTGGAAGAAGGCACTTCCAAGCAAAAAGCGCAACCGTATTTGCGCCCGGCTGTAGAGAATCATCTTGACAAATACCAGGCAATTGTGGAAAAAGAACTGAAAGGCGGGTAAATGGAAAGTAAGAAAATTAACATTCTCGGAGCGGCTTATATGCTGACGATTACCAGCAAAAGCCAAGATGTCAGGTTGAAAGATGCGGACGGCATCTGCGACGAGACCGTGAAGGAATTGCTTGTGGATAACTACGCCGGTTCCGAGGATGATCCAACTTGTAAGAAAAATTTAGCGGTTCAAATTCGGAAAAACAAGCGGCATGAGATCATCCATGCTTTTCTCTTTGAATCCGGCCTTGCGGAAAATTCCAGCTGGGCACAGAACGAGGAAATGGTGGACTTTTTCGCAATCCAGTTTCCAAAGCTGGTAGAAGCGTTCGAAGCGGCTGATGCCATGTAAAACATAATACCCCCATTCCCTACCCCGTGGCGGTTATCCGCTGCGGGGTTTTTCTTTTTGAAATAATCGAACAAACGAATGAAAAATGTGTATCACGGCCTACTTTTTATGCTACGGTAAAAATATCAAAGGGAAAAGGACTTCCCCCGAAGAAAAGGAGATACATGTCATGGCATTATGGAAAAACATCGCCGGGTATGAAGGACTATACCAAGTTAGCGACGATGGCCAGGTTAAGTCACTCCCCAGGATAAAATGCAACGGAAGAGGATATTACCAAACGAAAGAAAAAATTTTGCACCCAGGGAAAAGAGGGAGAGATGGCCTGCTGTATCAATTCGTCGTATTGTCGGATGGAGAAGCAGTCTCGCATATCTCCGTCCACCGGCTTGTTGCCGATGCTTTTCTGGAAAACGCCGAAAAGCTCCCGGAAGTGAACCACAAAGATAAAAACACGATGAATAATTGTGTAAGTAATTTGGAGTGGTGTACGCGGGAGTACAACATCAATTATAGCAAAGCAAAGCGGGTGTCTCAATTTAGCCTTTTAGGAGAAAAAATCGCCGAGTATCAAAGCATCGTAGTTGCATCAGAAATCACCGGAATTAGCCGGACAGCGATAAATAACAATTTGAAGAATTGGAGTAAGACCGCTGGCGGATATATCTGGAAATATGAACAGGAGGAATGACTTATCGCACTGACAAGAAAATTACTCAAGGGCATGGGGCTGACCGACGAACAGGTCGACACCATCATTGAGGCACACACCGACACCGTGGACGGCCTGAAAGACCAAATCGCCACCTACAAGGCGGACGCTGAAAAGCTGCCTAGCGTTCAGAAGGAATTGGACGACCTGAAAAAGGAGGATGCTGACGGCGGATACAAGGCCAAGTATGAGAAGGAGCACAAGGACTTCCAGGACTACAAGACCGGAATCGAAGCCAAAGAGAGCGCAGCTGCCAAAGAAAAGGCGGCAAGAGCGTATTTCCAGGGCAAGGGCATTCCCGCCGAGAGCATGGCTCTGGTGATTCGTGGGGCGAAAGCTGAAATTGACGGCCTGACGCTGGATGGGGAAAACATCAAGGACACTGCGGCTCTGGATGGACTGCTTTCCGGCGACTACAAGGGGCTGGTTGGGAAAGTCAAAAAGAACGGAACCCAGACCCAGACACCGCCCGATACCACGGATGGAGTAAAAAGCCGGGCTGAAATCTACAAGAAAGATGATAAAGGCCGGTACCTGCTGTCTACCGCAGAGCGGCAGGCTGCGCTTGCGGAAAGCTTAGCAAGCGAAAATGAATAAAATCGAAAGGAGCTGTTGAAATGGCAGCAAAAACGAACGTAACTACAACTGCGCAGTACACGACTACCGCCCGTGAGGTGGATTTCGTGACCCGGTTCAACGACAACTGGGATGCACTGCGCACGATCCTGGGCATTATGCGGCCTATCCGCAAAGCCCCCGGCACTAAGCTGGTTTCCTATAAGGCAGAGGTGGACGGCGGCCTGAAGGGTGGTTCCACCGTGGCGGAAGGCGACGAGATTCCTTTCACCAAAATGAAGGTTGCCCCTGTTGCCTATGGCGACATTGAGGTATCCAAGTACGCAAAGAGCGTGACCATTGAGAGCGTTGCCAAGTACGGCGCAGAGGTTGCCGTGGAAAAGACGGATGACGCTTTCCTGGTTGCCCTTCAGAACAAGATTCTGGGCGACTTCTACACATTCCTGGCTACCGGTTCCCTGGAACTGACCCCCAAGACCTGGCAGCAGGCACTTGCACAGGCAAAGGGAAAAGTGCTGGCCAAATTCATGGGCATGGACAAGGACGTGACCGAGGTCGTAGGCTTTGCAAACATCATGGATTTCTACGACTATCTGGGCGATAAGGAAATTACCACCCAGACCATGTTTGGCCTGACCTACGTCCAGAACTTCCTGGGCTACAGCACCCTGTTCCTGCTGCCCGACAAGTATGTTGCCGCTGGTAAGGTCATTGCTACCCCTGTGGAAAACATTGACCTGTACTACGTTGATCCGAGCGACAGCGACTTCGCAAAGCTGGGTCTGAACTACACCGTGAAGGGTGAAACCAACCTGATCGGTGTGCATGTCGAGGGCGACTACAGCCGTGCTACCGGCGATATGTATGCCATCATGGGCATGAAGCTGTGGGCGGAATACCTGGATGGCATTGCGGTTGCCACCGTTACGCCGGGGGGTTAAAAGCGGCTCTGACAGATGACAGCACCGCACCGGGAAATGTGGACTTTGACGGAATGACGAAAGCCCAGCTTTTGGAATACGCCAAGGAAAATGGTATTTCCGGAGTCAGTGCCGCAATGAACAAAGCGGAGATTCTGACCGCCGTTAAGGGTCAGTGAAAGGAGGGGGAAACATGGGGCAGACAACGCCCGTAAGTCTCTTTGAGTTGCTTATGTACCTGCGGAATTTCTTTCCCGGTGAAAAGTGGCAGTTTTTCGGCGAGGATATTACTGAGAAGCGTCTGCTCCTCCCCGGCCTGGAAAACGGAGACTATTACCTGATTGAAGGAAGCCGCCGAAACAACGGTATCCATATATACGGAAACTCTGATTTGCGTAACGAGACCTACAGCGGTATCGTGACCGAGCTTTGCATCCCTACGGAGCTGCTGATTCTGCTGGATGAAATTAACGTCTGGCAGGAGAAACACTCTGAGGCTTTGCAAAGCCCGTATCAGAGCGAATCGTTCGGCGGGTATTCGTACACCAAAGAAAACGAAAGTGGCGGCACAGGCGAAAGCATGAGCTGGAAGACAGTGTTTGCGCCACGCTTGCGGATGTGGAGGAAAATATGAGTATGCTAGATAATTTTCTGAAGGATGCTTGCGTCCTGATGGAAAAGAAGCGCACACCTGATGGGGCGAGCGGTTGGATTGTGGAATGGGCGGAAGGAGCGGCGTTCCACGCTGCAATTATCCTGGACACGTCCATGCAAAGCCGGATTGCCGAAAAGGAGGGTGTTACCAATGTGTATACCGTCACCACCCGAAGGAACACTCCCCTATCCTTCCACGACGTTTTCAAGCGGCTGTCGGACGGCGCAATTTTTCGGGCAACCAGCAACGGGGCTGACAAGCAGTCACCTGACGTTGGCACCCTGGATATGTGCCAAGTGACCGCTGAAAGGTGGGTGCTGAGCAATTGACGGCAGACAAAGCACTTCACCAATTTTTCAACGGTTTCGGCATTCCTGCTTTCTCGGAGACATCTGTCCCGGATAAGCAGGAAATGCCATATATGACATACTCGTTCGCTACGGCCATTTTCGGGGAAATGCCCGTAAATCTGACTGTAAACATCTGGTATAGGACGGAATCCGAGACAATTCCAACCGCAAAGGGGGCGGAAATCGGAGAGGCAATAGGCCGAGGCGGTTGTACCGTAGATGTGGACGGCGGTTATATCTGGCTTCTGCGTGGCTCCCCCTTCATGCGAGCCGTTCCGGACGAGGAAAACACAATCAAGCGGCGGGTTCTGAATATCACCGCCGAATATTTCATGTAAGGAGGAAAACGATGAAATATACGCAGATTCCACAGGATACTTTCAAGGAACTAGTGATGAATGCTGGCATCCTGCTTTCTTCTTTCGATCCATCTACGGCAGAAGTCGCCGCTAATAGCATCATCGGTGCAACCAGCGGTGATGTGACCTTTGTTGCTACGCCTACTTTCACGGACTTGGGCGAGGATATCAACAATTGCCCGAAAAACATGAAAGAGTTGAAACGCCTGGAGAGTTGGGAGACAAAGGTCAGTGGTACATTCGTTTCTGTGAACGTTGCCAATGCAAAGGCAATGACGGCGGCAGCCGATGAAGTGTCCGGGAAAATTACCCCGAGAAACGATATCGCAGAGAGTGATTTCCGGGATATTTGGCTTGTGGCAGACTATTCTGACAAGAATGGCAAAAAGAACGGCGGGTATCTCGCAATCCACATGCTGAATAGCCTTTCTACAGGCGGTTTTCAGCTTAAAACCGGAGATCAGAGCAAAGGCCAGTTCTCTTTCGAATTTACTGGGCACTATTCGATCAATGCTCAGGATACCCCGCCGTTTGAAATCTATATCAAGGCCGGTGAAGCCGAACCTGGTATGGGAGGCTAAACATGAGAAAACTATCCGAATTTGGGACGGACGAATGTTTGGATGTGCTTTGCGAAATCACACCGCACATTGTGAACATCGTTTCCGATGAGGAAATTATGAACGCTATCGGCAAGCCGATGGACAAAACAACCGTCACTAAGGTTGGGGTCATGCTGCTGGGTGCGCAGAAGATCACCGCTGTTGTACCGCTGTTGCTGAAAACCCACCGTGCTGATATCTACGCAATTCTGTCTGTTATGGGTGGAAAGAGCGTCGAGGAAGTAGCGAAGCAAAGCACTATGGCTACGCTCTGGCAAATCAAAACGCTGAGTGAGGACAAAGATCTCCTAAATTTTTTCAAATCGTGGGGGCGTGGGGAAAAGAGCGAATAATCGGTGCTCTGTGCGCCCTCCCACGAGTACGAGCGAGGGCGTACCTCTCCATTCTTCCGGTGAAATTAAAAAACCAACGTGAGCAAGAAATCTTATATCGGTATATCACGGACGGTATCCAGATGATTACCGAGAATACTGCTGTCCATGCAGGGCAATCGTATTTGTCGATCAGCTACACAGACATCATACACCCGAAGCCGAAAGAAACACGATCAGCGGAGGACATCGTCGCAGATGTGATGAAAAAAGCCGGGTTAAAACTTGTAACGAAAGGCGGTGAACCGGATGGCTGCTGACATTTTTAATTTATGCGCCAAAATTACCCTAGATACAAGCGGATATGAGCAAGCACTAAAAAACTCTGAGCGGCAAACAAACATGTTTGCTGATGTGCTAAAAGCCAATCTTGCAAGTGGGGCAATTATTTCCGGTGTAAAAAAACTCGCCAACGTTGTATCTGATGTCGGGAAAGCGGCGTATACCAATTATGCACAATATGAGCAACTTGCAGGCGGCGCAGAACTGATGTTCGGGGACGCTTATGACTTTGTAGCGCAGAAAGCGAAAAACGCCTACAAGACCGTGCAAATGTCGCAAAATGACTATTTGCAGCAAGTGAATGGATTTGCAACCGGATTAAAAACCGCTATGGGCGGCAACGCTCAGGCCGCCGCCGAACTTGCCGACAAAATCATCACTGCTGAAGCTGACGTTGTGGCGGCGACCGGCAATTCTCAGGAAGCTGTACAAAATGCCTTTAACGGCATTATGAAATCCAACTATACCATGCTTGACAATTTGCAGCTGGGCATTACTCCCACAAAAGAGGGATTCCAGCAGCTTATTGACACGGTAAACGAGTGGAACGAGGAAAACGGCAAAGCCACAGAGTACACCATTGACAACCTAGCGGATTGCCAAGCCGCCCTTGTTGACTATATCGATATGCAGGGGCTTGCGGGGTATGCGGCAAACGAAGCGGCGGACACCATAGAAGGTTCCACAGCGTCCATGAAAGCCGCATGGGAAAACCTGGCAACCGGGATGGCTGATAATAACGCCGACATGACTGAATTGGTTCAGGATTTTGTTGACAGTGTATTTACAGCTGGAAAAAACGTTGTCCCACGGGTAAAACAGATTGTGACTGGTGTTGGAACCGCAACAACGGAAGCTATTTCATATTTGCGGGAAACCAACAGCACGATTGACCTTGTTGTTACGGGCATAGAGGACGTGACAGTGGCCGCCGCCACGGCGGGGGCTGTACTTGTTGCCAACATGGCCGGTAATGCAGTACGCAATATTGCTACAATTTTCACGGCAAACGCAACGGCTTTAGAATATTTCACAGTCGAAAGCGGCAAAGCCGCTGTCCAGGAAGCAACCCTAAACGGCGTTTTTTCCGTTAGCGAAATAGCCGTGGGCGTGCTGACCGGGAAAATTTCTTTGGCTACTGCTGCGCAGTACGCATGGAACACGGCCATGAATGCAAACCCTATCGGGTTAATGGCGGTGACTATCGCCGGTGCTGCAGTGGCGACAAAAAAACTTGCCGATGCTAGCAAGGATCAGATTAAAGCACTTGCTGGCCAGGCCGAAACAATCGAAGACGCTAGGCAAAAATATGCTGACCTGAAATCAGAACTCGAAGAACTCGAAAACGCCCCTGGTGGCTGGACATATGAACGCATAGCGCATATCCACGGGTTAAAACAGGCCATTAAAGAAGTCGAAGACCAAATTGCAGAGTTCGAGCAGACAGAAGCCGAAGCAGCTGAGGAAGCCGCTAAGCCAGCAAACGTCTTTAAGGCGGCAACCGAAGAATATGCCGCTGCAGCGCAATCTATCCTGGAGGACTACCAAAATACATACACCACCATCTACAATGGGTTGCATGACACTGGGTCTGCGTTTACCGATGTCGTCGAAGCTACGAAGATTTCGTGGGCTGACGCTATGGCAAATATCAAAGCAAACACTGCAGTTCTTGGCGCAATGGATGAAAACTTTGCTTTCGTAGAACAAGCAGCTAAAGAATCTGGCGTAAGTATCGATGGATTTTCGCAATATTTGGCGTCCATGAGCACGGAGGATGCCGCAGGGTTGCTTGCAGCGTTAAGATCGGAACTTGAAAAAGTCGGTACAGATTCGGCCGGAGCAAAAGACACACTGACCGAGCTGTCAAGTGCTATTGAAAGTTACAAAAATGCGGGAACAGAATACTCTGACGGTCTGGCGTTAGCGGTCGAGAACGTAAAAAACCGTATGCAGGAAGCCGCAGACAGTTACGTTGAGAAAGTTGGCGACCTTGACCAAGAATCAGCTGCAATGCAAGCGGCAACCAACACCATGAACGGCCTTATTTCTGGAATCAGTACTAGCACGTCCGGAGTTCTGGGTCAATTGGATTCTCTGGCATCACAGATGAAATCCAGGTTGACAAATAGCTTTGCGAACTTCACGCTTACGATAAAGGCCAAGGTCGAAGGTAGCAACATTCCCGGAGCGAAGAGCGGCCTGGATTATGTGCCTTACGACGAGTACTTGTGCTACTTGCACGAGGGAGAAGCCGTTTTGCCGAAAGCGGAAGCACGATTATGGAGGGCTAGAAAATCTTCTAACGCATCTAGCACCAGTGCGGCAACGGATGAAAACACCAGCAGTGGGAAAAGCCGTGGCATGACGATTATCCAGAACATTCAGGCGGTTGTTCAGTCGGAAGTGGAGCTTGCGGCGGCAACAGAAGCATATTTCACGCAAGCGAGGTGGGCAATGTGAAGAATTTCAACAATCTAGCAAAACTATTTCGCTATGTGAATGAAAATGGGGATAACGTGACATTTGATTTTGCCGGTGGGTTTCTTATCAACAAGCCAGTTGGAATTGACACGGTATCCGTTACGCTGTCGCAAGCTAAAGGTATCAACCAGACCGGCGCAACAATCCAGAGCAAAAACGTGCAGCCTAGGCCTGTAAATATTACGGGATATATCGTTGGCGAGGGTCAGGCTGACAAGAAAGAAAAACTGTTGTCTGTCATCCGGCCTGACCTAGGCGGCAAGTTATATGCCGATGACTACTATTTGAACGTGTATCCCACGGCAACGCCGAACATCGAGCCGAAACGATGGGGCGCACAGTTCCAGTTTTCACTTTTAGCGGCCTATCCGTATTGGTGCAAGGATGATTCTGCTTCCGTTGCGCTGGCTGGTATTGAGCCGCTATTCAAGGTCGGGCATTGGGACAGTGCCAAGCAATGCGTAGTTGGAGACTGGAATATCTCTAGGCAATACCAGTTCGGGCGGCTGAAACAAGAACTGTTTATGAACGTTCCGAACCGTGGACAAGTCCCGGTTCCGTTCACGGCCACATTTACGGCGAGTGGTGATGTAGAAAATCCCAAAATCACCAACGCCGCAACGGGCAAATTCCTGATTGTCAACAAGTCCCTTGTTAGCGGAGAGCGGTTGTCGGTACAGATTACGCACGACCGGACTTACGTCACGTCTTCCGTGGATGGGGATTGTCGGGGTGCGCTGAGCCTGAAAAGCAACCTGTTCCAGCTGGAAGTTGGGGACAACGTATTGAAGCCGGAAGCGAAGAGCGGACTTGCAAATCTGCAAGTCGGCATTGACTTTGCAACGGAGATTGTGGGGATTGCGCTATGAGTTTCGAAATATACCCTGAAGATTTCCATACCCGGTATGAAATCCGGCACGCAATCAGTATTATCATGTCCATCTATTACAACGACATTGGGAAACTGATACTTGTTGCACCTGTCAGCGATTACAATATTTCTGCCTTGAAAGTTGGTAATTTGCTTTATGACACCGACAGAAAAGTAACATTTGTAATAGAAAACACGAAGATTGACACAACCACAAACCGGATAACGGCAAACGGGTACACTGCGAATTGGTACTTAAACAAGCGCATTATTGCAACCGAGTACCACATGACGAACATCGAAACCGGCGTGTATAAAATGGTTAGCGATAATCTCCGAGGGCTGACAAGAATCCGGATTGCAGAGGCAACCGGAATGGAGGACAAAACGGACAACATCTTCAAAGGCGGCTATCTGCTGGATGAAATCATGCCCTTTCTGGAAGAGAAGGGCATAGGCCAAACAATGGAATGGGATCCCGACAACCTGACCCACACATTCCGCCTATATAAAGGGCGTAACCTAACAAACGGCATCCACGCCATTGTATTTTCCGAGGAACAGGGAACAGCAAAAGACCTGGTTATCAATGACGATGATTCCACCCTTTGCAATGTGGCGTATGTGCAGGGAAGTCTTGGGGGCAAAGACAATACATTTGTCGTAATTGTCGGAGACGCTGAGGGAGACAACCGGCGTGAAGTGTGGTTTGAAACCGCAGTCAACCAAGAAAATGATGAATCAGTGGCCGATTGCAAAGAACGTGCCCGTGCCTATGGGCAGATGGAGTTAGGAAAGCGTATCCGGCGCAAGTCCTTTTCCGTTTCCATCGACCCGGAAGACCTGGGCAAATATTACGACCTTGGGGACATTGTGTCGTGCGTGTCCGCCCGGTTCGGCGTGTCATTTAATGCCCGGATCACCGGTATCAAGTACACCCTTGACAACAACAAGACCCGGACGGAAATCCTTCTGGGTGACCCTATTTTGACAGCATTGGGGGCTATGAAATTAAATGGCTAATATCAAAAGTTTTCCCAACAATCAGGACGTTTTCATCGGCGCAGAAGATGTAATGCGTTGGCATCACGGCAGAACATCCGGCGTATTCGCTGCTGATGGCAATGCTGCTGTCCGTGCACTGTCTACCCCCGGAATGGCGGTTGAAGTCACGGACGGAACCGGCTGGATGACGAACGCCGGTGGAAATGGTGTGGTGTGGTGGATTGACAACGAAACCAAAGGCGGCGAGAAACTGAAGCTTATCATTGATCAGGCTGACAGCGTTCTAAATCGAATTGACCGGGTGATTGTGGAGTGGAAGACCACAAACTATGTGGACTATCCGGAAGTTAAAATCCTGAAGGGAACACCGTCCAGCACTGCGGCGGCTCCGGCACTGACAAACACTAGTATTGTGCGGCAAATCAGCCTTGCACAGATCAGCGTGAAAGCAGGTACGACCGCTATTACCGCTTCCGCTATTACGGATGAGCGCCTTGATGAATCTGTTTGCGGCAAAGTAACCGAAAGTGTCAGTGCCGATACCAGCGTTGTTGAAGACCAGTTCAGGGCAATGCTGGGGGAAACGCAAGTCCAGATTGACAATATCCTGGGAGACACCAAGAAGAACTCCGATGCCACATTGAATGGAATCGCCGATGAATTGGCAAAGTTGGAAGCCGGAACGGATGTGGAGCTGAAGAAGCTGGTTTTTGCGAATACCGCTGTCCAGGTATCGGCCTTTGTGGCGGATAGCACATATCAGGATTATCCTTTCCGGGCAGCGGTAGCCCTGGAAAATGTGCTTTCGTTCATGATCCCAAACGTGGTGTACAGCGTTGCCGCCTTGACGGATAACAATTTTGCCCCAGTGGCGGAGTGCTATAACGGCGGCGTGTACATTTATGCCGATAGCAAGCCGTCCGCACCTGTTAAAATTGACACAATTATCTGCTGGAAGGGGTGACGAGAGTATGATTGGAATGACAAATGCAGGTGGAAGCGGAACCGGCTGTACGTTGACCATCACCGCCCCTGCTGGTGCAGCTATCACCGTGTCGAACACGGCGGGGAAAGTCAAAAGTAAGACCGTGGGGGCAAATGGCCTTGTGGCGTTCCGAGGCCTGACCGAAGGCACATGGACAATCACCATCACCAATGGCACGGACACGGCAACAAAGACGGTGGAAATTAAGGCGGACTACCAGGCAGCGATTTCCTTTAATACCATCCCAGAATTCACATATACCGGAGATTTTGAGATTGTCAGTGACGATGACCAACCTATCACCGTATCTCAAGGCAACTGGAAAATCCGTTTCCTGACCTCCGGAACGCTGACGTTCACCAGTCTTAACGGTGCGGAGAATGGAATTGACGTGTTCCTGGTTGGTGGCGGTAGTGGCGGAAGCCGAGCCGCTGGCGGCGGCGGATATACTAAGACCATGAAAGCGGTAAAGGTTTCCGTTGGAACTGCCTATCTGATCGAGGTTGGAGCCGGTGGCACAGCTGGCGTAGGCAATAATAAAGCTGGCGGCTCCGGTGGCACGTCTAACGCATTTGGTGCATCCGCTAATGGTGGAGAAGCAAATACATCTGCGTCATCCTTCCGTGGTAGCAATGGCGGCTCTGGCGGTGGCGCCGGTAGCGCTAATGGAGCTGGCGGAAAAGGTGGTTCGGACGGTTCAGACGGTTTCGACAGGAACGGAAGACATCAAGATTCCGGAACAGGCCAAGGCACCACTACCAGAGAGTTTGGTGAATCTGGTGGGAAACTTTATGCAGGCGGCGGTGGTGGATGCTGTACCTCAGCTTCCAAGGGCGGCTCTGGCGGTGAAGGAGGCGGTGGCTCTGGCGGCAATACGAGTGGTGGTGCAACGTCCGGTGAAACCAATACGGGCGGCGGTGGCGGTGGTGCAGCCAATAATAAAGCTGGCGGCTCTGGCGGTTCCGGCATTGTCGTTATCCGCAACGCACGGGAGGTGGCTTAAATGGCAAAATCTATGGCAGTTGTCAATAACGGCGTTGTGACCAACATCATCTGGTGTACAGACAATACACCACAGACGGCCACTTGGCTTAACTGTGATGACCGCCCAGTGGCTATCGGCGACACCTACAGTGGTGGTAAATTCTACCGGGACGGAGTGGAAATCCTTACACCGCTGGAAGAGGCACAGAAACAGATTGCCGAGTATGAGGCCGCATTATCCGAAATCGAAACTGCGCTGGGGGTGAACACATGACCATCGAAGAGCGGAAAGATAGAATTCTTGCGAAAATCGCAGAAATGAAGGCCGAGGGCGCAGACATGCAGGATGCCCTGGCAATTCTGGAGGTGAAACCGGATGAAGAAGTGGAGTAATGGAGCCCGAAAAAGGCTGGTGGAAATCCGTGCCGCCGAGGATGGGGAGCAGGATATGCGCACCATTGCGGCAGCTATCGCCAAGCTTCCACCCGGCCAACTGAAAAAGATACTTACCGATGATATCACTGCCATCCTGGCGAAGTATGGAGTGGTAATCAGATGAGGACGCTGGCTAAGCTGCTGTGGCTGGTGGTTCTTGCCCCGCCCCTGCTGGTGGGGCTGTCCATCGGGTTTATCGGCCTAATCTTGGAAAAGGAGGAAACATACCAATGATTGACGTAGTGCCTAACGCTGGTGTTATTGCCCTGGGTAAGCAGGGCGAAAACCAGGCTGTCCGGGTGACGCTGCCCAATATCCGGGCTGGTGCTGGGAGTATCCTGCTGCTGCACCAGCGGTCGGACGATCAGAAGCCGTACCCTGTGCCAGTGGTGGAGGCAGACGGCGGCATTATCTGGACGGTATCGTCCACGGATACGGCCTATCCCGGGCGGGGTCAGGCAGAATTGCAATGGCTGGGCGCAGACGGTGCGGTCGTCAAGTCTGTTACCTACCAGACCAACACCATCCGCTCCATGGCAGAGCCCGGAGCTGTCCCCGACGAGCCGCTGAAGCCCTACACCCAGGCCGTGGCCAGAGATGCCCAGGCGGCGAAAGATGCGGCGGTAAACGCCACGGAAGCCGCCCGGAGTGCGGAGGCCAGCGCCGGACAGGCGGGACTATCCGCTGATAATGCCGCTAAGACGCTGAAAAAGTTGGAAGACGGAATCGCCTCCGGGGATTTCCGGGGGGAGAAAGGCGAACCTGTCTCTTATACACATCTCCGAGCCCACGA